GCTTTTTTACCGTCAAGAGCAAACAACTCTTTAAAATGAACAATATAATACTTACCTTGCTTATGAAGTATATGACATGATTGATATAACTTTTTCTCTTTCCGTGATGCTACACCAATTCTTGTTAGAGTTTCTCTGACCTTCAAAAAATCATCTGGTTCAGATAGAAATATCTCTATCATCTTCTCAGGAGACCATTGATACTCAGGTTCCATAACGTTCATTTCAATCCACCAACCTCAAGTTTATTTTGAATAAATCTAATTTGTTCTTTGGTTAGAAGTGGGAGAACTTGCTTTGCCTTTTCATTACTATATCCATAGTATGACTTGATAGACTCAAGGTTCTTCAACTCTTCTTTCCTAATCCAAGGAGCAAACCTTTTCTTAGATCTGAGAGTATTTAGATAAAAATCATATTGCAACTGTTTGTCTAGGTCTATATGCATGTTCATCTCGTTCACAAACATGACACAATCAAGGTGACCAGACAAACATCTGTTGATAATATATGGAGGATAACTCTTGATGCAATCAGGATCTTCCTTCATCAAATTTTTCTTTGTACTGTTGATAGAATTCAACCAATCCTTCAAGTCCATGTAAATCCTCTCTTTTTTTCTCTGTTTTTCAATGGTTTACCAACAGTTTTTGCAAATTCGGTGCTACCATCTATGAACATTTTATCATCTTTTTCGGGAAAATAATCAATCTTGTTACCCTCACGATACAAATCCAATGTTACACAATGCAGACCTCCATCATGAAAATGCCTATGTCTAAATGGAACTACTATAGGTTCTACGTTATGTTTTTTAAAAAATTGTTCTGCTTCTGGAATAAGATTTGAAACACATATATGATTTCTATCTAACATCAAAGCATTGACATCAAAAATAGTTTCCATGGTGAATCCAGTCAGTTCTGAGAGGTATGTATTAGTAAAATCTACAAACTCTTCATTGATTTCACCATCCACATACCATCTGCCTCCTATTTTACCTTTCCATTTGTGTATACTATGAGTAAATTTTCCTGACTTTGCGTGACCAGGTAGATGAAGTATGTCCCAATTAGGAAAAGTTCTTTCATATAATTCTAAATGATTTCTTACAGTCATCATTGCACCTGGCACTATAGGAGCAAAACAACCATCAGTGTGCCCACCCTCATTGACAATATTATATCTAAGATCAAAAGGTAATCTATTCAATTCAAACAAAGCACTCTCAACAATCATATCCTTACCAATCAATGTCATGCATGGTGCTTTCAGTAAATGAACCATTGATTCTCTTGAATATTTCTTAAAATATTCTATCTCCATTTGAGTGATAGGATCTAACCCCGATAGATCTGCGTTGTAGATGTCATCACATTTCAATGCAGGCCATGAATTTGTTCTTCTTACTCTATAATATTTTTCATGAAGTTTCTCTTTCTCTTCATCACTCAAACTATCTAAATTGAAATCTAATACGATTTGATCACCTTTGTTATACTCATCCAAACATTCAAAAATTGCTAAGTGATCTCCGTGAGTGATGTACAATTTGTCATCAACCACTAGAGAACAATCTCTCACCTGTAATGGTGGTCTAGGTACAGTTCTTACTCTACCAAAGGGATTGATATAATTTACTTTACCATCACTGATATATCGTTCTATTCTATCGTCAGGATTTAGTTTTGGTCTTATGACATCACACCCAAATTCTTTGAGAACACTCTCAAAGTTTTCTAAATCTTCGTTTGTTTCCTCTGCTATCCTACAAAGATTGCTTCTTATAGTATCATTCTTTATTGTAGAGAAAAAACTTACGTCGTAAAAAGTTCCAAGCATCACAGTCTTAAGTGTATCCCATGGTGCATGATACTTATATCTACCTTTCAAAAATCCTCTCCTTCATCTCAGGTGTCCATTTATCATAATAACCTGTTTTGTGCAACTCTGCTCTCTTTTCTAACAAATCTTTTCTATCTTGAACAATGATAGCGGTTACACCACTGTTGACCACTTCACCACCAACCTCTTCAATGGTGTCTGGGTGCTCATCATAAAAAATAAATTGAGGGTGTTTCGTGCCTAACCATGACACTACATTTTTTAATTTTTCTGCAGTAGGTAGCAAGGGATATTCAAAATAAAATATTTTTACTTTAGATCCAACAAGATTTTTGATACCATCTTCTAATTCATCATAATTTACAAATTTTTTTATTTCTACATTACCATCCAACCATGCTTTCTTAGCGTGAGGACATGGTGGCATATTATTGAAAACAGGATTTGGTTTACTCAGATAACTCAGTATCCAATCTTTTAGTTTTTGGTTTGATAATGATCCTGTTGTTTTCATAATCTGCTTTGAATTCCAATCTCACATCATGTGACCAACACATCTCCTCATAGAGCATGTTGAGTCTTTCCATGTCTTCGTAAAGATTTTCAACCTTATCCATGATCCTTAAAAAAATCTTTCATTGATGATTGCATCTGACCTACATTTTCTTTTGGATCATATTTATTATATCCTTTCATTTGTTTCCATTCACTATACATTGCACCCAGTAACCAAGATTGTGAGAGACTCTTTGCTCCATTCTCAAGCAGTTCTCTCTGTTTCTTGTTCACATGTTTGTAACCGAGATACTCTTGTCTCCAGTTACTGTCATCATAAGGTTTACTTTGTGTCATAGGTAAATGTTTTCCCTTTTTTCTGGGTTTCGTTTTCTCCAGAACGACCAGGTCTCATCTTTCCAAGTTTGATGTTTTTCTTGGGTAACCCACCTTTTCTGGTTCTCTTTAGTGTAGCATCTTTGTTCCCTTTTTGTTGAGTTATCACCGAGTCCTGACCATACTTTCTACCTAATGACTTGACTGCTTTCTTGAACTTTCTCTTACCCATCTTACCTTGTTGTATCACATGACTTCTTTCCTTGACTCTTTTTGTTTTACCAGTTTTCTCATCCTTTTCATTGTATTTCCCAATTACTTTTGTTGCACCCTTACCAAACTTACCACGTATATCCCTATCTAATTTTCTTGCTCTCGCTGTATTTTCCTTATTAGATAAGTTGCCTCTTGACGCTGACATAATAGCGGTGCCACCTTTCTCTGCTTTAGATTTCAGTCTAGTCAAACTGCTCTCTTCTATGTCTATCACCTCGTGCACATCAAGTAAGTAATCTCTAAATGTTCTCATAGTTGGTTAGCACTAATTCTTTTCTTTTCTTTTGTTCTTTGATGTAATCGCCAGTAGATCGCATTGTGTATGTGTGATCATACTCTGCTGCATTCCATTCAGAGAATCTTCTTTTATTTAGATTAGATGAATTGTAACTGACAAGCATTGTGTGCTTTGAACTACTGCATGCCTGTGAGAATCTAGTGTGATGAAAATACTTATGCATACCTCCCTTCTTACCATAAAGATTTGATCCTATCTCATAGGGTGGATCTAGGTATACGAAAGATCCTTCACCATGCAGTAACTCTTCGTAAGATAAGTTTGTTATCTTCCAATGTTTTATAAGTTGCATATATCCCGTAAGTTTTTCTATACCATTCATAGAAAAGTTAGAGTCACTTGCCTGACGAGAGAATGAACTGTTCTCACCAAGACCACTGAAACTGCACTTGTTTATAGTATAAAAAGCAACTGCTCTATCTACATCAGTTCCCTTTGATAGTATATCTTTTGATTCTATGAATAATTCTTTTGCCTTGTCTGGATCAGGGTTATCTTTTTTTATTTTTGTCAACTTCTCTTGCATGACATCCCCTGCAAGTTGTAAACATGCCCAAAAATTATATAATGGTTCGTATAAGTCGTTGACCCATATAGACAAGTCAGGATAAGTCTTCGTTACCCATAGAGAAACAGACCCACCACCCACAAAAGGTTCTCTAAATTGATCATACTTACTAAGATCAGGAAAAAATTCGCTGATCTTAGTTATCGCTCTGCTCTTTCCGCCAGGGTAACGGAGAGGTGTTTTCAAGTTCTTCATAAATGTAATCCTCTAATTTTTTTGAAGGGAACCAATTGAAGGCAACTGCTGCCTTGTAAATTTCTGCAAGTGTTTCTCTTGCTTCTCCCTCTCTTGGTGGTATGTATGTTACATTATCTGATATCATAGCAGCAACATCATTGACAGAATAATTTTTACCTGTTCCTATGTTGACACTGATACCAGAAAAATTAGTGAGCATGGCACACATGTTTGCTTCAACAACATCATCAACGTGAGTAAAATCTCTACGTTGCATACCATCACCTACAATAGTAAGTGCTTCACCACGTTTCAATTGTTCTAAAAACAATCCTATTACAGGTGCATACTGACCCTTGAGTGGTTGTCTGTCACCATACACATTGAAATATCTCAAGGATATAGTTCTAAGTCCATACAAGTTATGATACATCTCACACATGATCTCTGCAGATCTTTTACTAGCAGAGTAGTGATTGAGACAGTGTGTTGGCATGACCTCCTGTAAAGGTGGTTCGTTTTTCAATCCATATACAGATGATGTAGAAGAATTTACAAACCTTCTCACACCTGCCTGTCTAGCACACTCAAGCATGTTGACTGTGCCTTGAATATTTGTTTCCAAACATTCTTGTGGATTTTCCATAGCAATTTGTATTCTGCTATGTGCTGCTAGGTGGAAGACGGTATCCACACCTGAAAATAGTACACTGCAATCATCCATATTGCGGATGTCAACAGTATGATACTCAGCATGTGGGTTGTGATAAAATTCTTCATTTGCCTCTGCACTTTCATTGTCAATTACAACGACTTGGTTGTTATTTTTTAGTAGTCGATCTACTAGGTGAGAACCGATAAAACCTGCTCCACCAGTCACTAAACATTTACTCATTTTATTTACGGTTATGATCTATTATAACACTTTTTTTCACAACCTTCAATAGTTGTTGTGGAGTGTTAGTAATTGAATGAATTTTTCCAATATCATTTACAGAATATGTATTGAGTTTTTCTTTATTGCATAATCCACATAACATTTGTAAGTTAGAGTACTCTAATCTTAGATGCCAGAAATGTTTTATTGGTAATATGTGATCAACGACCAATCTGTTAGCTTGAAATTCATGGTATAACATATCTTTCTCAGATTGTGGTCTGTTCAAATCTATTTCCACCTTTTTATAATCTGGATCAGGCACAGCACCGCAACAAGCACACATCATTACAGTATTTTTATCATTCATAAAATTATTTCTTATGATGATCCACTGTTCTGTTTTATAAAATGCTTTTCTTTCTTTGTAGGGAATGTTAGTAGGATAAGCGGAGCATCGTAATGTTCCTATCTCATGATATTTCTCGTATTGTTTTTGTCTTTCTTTTCTCGCTTTTATTTTTTGTTCTTCTTTTTGTTTTATAATTTCTTTTTGTTTCCTTTCCTTTTCCTTTTGTTTCTTCTCCCTTTCTTTGCGACTTCTTCTTAAAGACTCTTTCATTCTCCACTTAGATTGTTTTTTTCTTACCTGATCAGGTTGATCTATACGACAGAACTGTCCATATTTCACTTTCTGAAATAGATAATCATCGTATTCAATTTCAATTAGACCTAAGTATCCATCATATGTTTTTACTATCACGTTTTGAACTCCCAGTTATCCTTGTATTGGGAATATTTACCTACACTTTTATAGGATAATCTAATTTGTTTCGCATCTCCTGTAACTAATCTAGGAATGATATACCATTGATCAGGAATGACATCATGAATAGCAAAAAAATCTATTGATTTTTCTGGGTAAGGATATTTTTTAGAACCCTTTTGCCCATTACTACCCTTACTTATCATACAGTTACCGTTACCTCTTCGAGAAGATTTAACTTGAACTTTATATATTTTTTCTTTCACATCAACAAGCAAATCATAATCAGCAGTTCCTATAGGATTACTTACCATATATCCATGTTCTACAAAACATTTATGAGAAAATATCTGTTCTGAAATTTCACCATCCTTTATAGTGTTCTTAGTCATTTGAATTCACAGTTACACATAATCTCAGTCAATGCTGCCAATAGATTTATCTCTTGATCAGCAACAAAGGCAGATTGATATTGGTACTTAGCAATAATCAACACTGCCTCAGGTATTGACTTTGGTTTCATCGACTCATAGATTGAGTCGTATATACTTCTTAGTATAGCATTAGTATCGTTATCTAGGTTCTGAACTATCCATTTCCTAACATTTGGAAACTCTTTTTTCTTGAGATAATCAACAAGTTCTTTGACATGTGAGTCACTTAGGACTGCAAGTATGCCTGTGTCTATCTTACCACCTGCAGAATATCTTTGACATTCGTTCAATACACGTCTCCAATCTGGAAAGTATTTACTAATCAATTCTGCTACAACTTTTTTATCACTCTCTACACCTTCTTTCTGTAAGATCTCATTTATTCTTGCGAAGAACTGTGCTGCAATAGATGGTTTATCCTGTCTACTGATACTAAAGTCCACAACAGAGCACCTGCTATGGAGTGGTTCAATGATTTTGTTTTTGTAATTGCAGGTAAAAATGAATCTACAGTTTTTGTAGAATGCTTCGATGTTCGCTCTGAGTAATAGTTGAACGTCGGAAGTGGTATTGTCTGCTTCGTCGATGATAATGACTTTGTGGTTTGCAGAAGCAGTAAGAGAGACCGTGGAGGCAAAGTTCTTCGCCTGATTACGTACCGTATCCAGAAACCTGCCCTCGTCAGAACCGTTGATAACATAATAATCACATCCTAATTGTTGACAC